AATGGGTCATTATTACGTGCTGCTAAAGGGCCGTCTGCGACAACTTGGTTGTCATTGGAATATTTAGTATCTGCTTCAGCATGTAATGCTTCAGTTTTACCTTCTCTTCCTACAGATGGATAGTCATTATATCTTGCTTTCATAGCAAATATAAGTCCTGTTGGGCCTGTCATAGGCTGAACACCACAAATGTCGTATGCAACGAGATTTGGCATAGCTCTACGTACTAATGAAATCAAGATTGGATTCCAGTTAGCAACTGCAGAACTTCCAGTAGCATTTAAAGGTGCTGCTTCCTCAAGAGCTTGACCTTCTTCGAAAAGGGCCTTCTCTTGGTTTTCAAGGATTACAGCAGTAACAGCACGCTTGTAGTTATCTTCGATTTTTGGTAAATCGGAGTGTTCTAGAATCGGTTGCCACTTCTCTTGTAAGTTTTCTGATAAAAACATTTTATTTTTCCTTTAAATTATCCTAATGGATTTAGTTTAGTTATTGCTTGAGTGTACTGTTGCATATCGGGAGCAAGTACTGGTTCTTTCTCTTCAGAAATTTCCCCTGTTCCTTCTTCTACAATAGTATCCTCAACTAGTTTATCAACATCACTTGGGAAGTAAGCTTCAGCGATTTCTGCAATCTTCTCAGCGAAGTCTGCTTCATCTTTGAAGTCTACACCATTTGATAATGATTCTAGCTTCTCTTTTTGTGACTCAGACAAACTGTTACCAGCAGTCTTTACCACGTTACTTCTCTTGAGGGCATCTAACTCTTCTGTAATGTCAATATTTTTACTGACTTCACCATCAAGTTTCTGTTCCATCTCGTCGAGACGATTTGCGAGTTCATCGATTACGTTATACTTATCTTCGGGAACGTCAACATAATGTTCTACGAACAATGTTTTCAATCCGTCGATGAAGTTTTCAGTCATCTCTGCTCTCAATCCTCTTTCAATTGCAAGTTCGTTTTCTTTCGTCCACTCTTCTGCAACATAAGAAAGATATTTGTCAACGCCTTCTGCGAGGTCGGCTTTGACTTTTTCTACTGAGGATTTTAATTCTTCTGAATATTGATTTTCTAAAGACTCTTTAATCTCTTCTACTTTAGATGAGACTGCAGCCTTGAAGATAGTTTTTGCTTTCTCTTGATTCTCTTCTGAGATATCTAGTGCTTCTGAGATTTTAGATAGGTCGTCTTCTACTTCAATCTCGACTAGATTTGCTTCGAGCTCTGCAGAAGTTTCTTCGTCAACGATTTCCTCTTTGACTTCTTCTTCCTCTTCTTCTTCCTTAGACCACTTCTCAGCAATATCTGATACTGCTTCTTCGTCCATAGACTTTAGTGATTCAACAATTTTTCTAGCTACTTCTGCTTTAGTCAAGGTTTCGTCAACTTCTTCTTCTGATATAGAACTGAATCTAGTTTGAAGTTCTTCCTTAGTCATTTCCTTCATGTTGTTGACGATAGCTTTGATTGATTCCATTTTTGTTGCCTTAACAACATCTTTAGACTCTTCTTCTTCTGAAACTTTTGCAAGTTTAGGTTGACTGTCACCTTTTCCAGCATTCTTTTGATGTGCATCACCACTAACTGGTTTCACATTTTCTGCTTTCTTCTGTGCATCAACTGCTTTGTCAACAGGATTTTCTTCGGGTTTGACGACTTCAGCTTTACCGCTTTCGATTTTCTCGGCATCTGATGAACCTTGCTTAACAGGTTTCGCGTCACCTTTTTGAGCACCGTCTGTAGGTTGCTTCTCTTCAGAAACTTCTACTTCTGTACTTTCTAGGTTATTTTCTAACTCTGCCATGTTTTTCTCCTGTTTGAGTTTACTTTTTTATTTATATGTTATAGGCTTTCAACAAACCTTTTCCATAGATTTAACTTAGTTTCTTCCAATTTATTCAATTTAGCACCCCTTAATTGGGTTCTCATTGACTCTGAATCAACTGCTTTCAATATACCGTTAGACATAATCCACTCTACACCCTCGTATATACCTTCAACGAAGGCCTCGGGGGCAGATGGGTCTGCGACTATATCGGCTGCTGTTGCCAGTTGGAAGTCACCTTTTACGTATTGAGCGCCACCTTTTTCTTCCAAGGAACCTAATCCTCTAGATGATACTCCTAATTTGGCACCGTCATCGATTAAATTTCTTACGATTTGACCGTTTGGTGTGCTCAAAATTTTTGCACGTCCCACATAATTGTTACCATCTTCTTCTAAAGATGTGATTAAGTGTGACACTTTGTCAAGATTAATAGTTGGGCCTTCGGGATGTCCGAGTTCTCCAAATGCTCTATCCTTCTCAACGAATTCTTTTCTATAACGGTTAACTTCTTTTTCCATTATCTCTTTAGGATAAACTCTACCGTTACGGTTTTTAATTTCTGACTGCATGAACACTCCTTCAATGAAGTATTCCTTCTGTCCTTTCTCATTTGCTTCAATGATTACTGGTGACATTTGATAGTCATTATATTCAGATATTAATTTCATTTATAATTTCCTCTATGTTTATACCTTCTTCGGACATGTTTTGCATTATTTTTTTAATGTCTTTCATTTCTTTCTCTGCAGCTTTTAAATCTTTATATGGTGAATCTCCACTAAAGAGATTACCATCTAGATATACATCTACCTTATTTCTTTTGTTCTGAACATAAGATACAGATATCTTCTTACCACCAACCTTTGCGACATCAACTTTAAGTTCTTTGGAACCACTTGGCAATTTAATTTTTGCCTCGTTAAGTTCTAGTTGTACTGTCTTAAAGGACTTCACTCTACTCTCCTGTAGGTTCCTGTGGTGTTTCCATCCAGTCGACTTGAGCATTAACTCTCTTCATGTCTACTGCATCAGCAGCTGCTTTCTTAATTCCATCACCGATAGAACCTTTTGCAGCTTCAAGTTGACCTGCTTCTATTTGGTCAACGATTTGTTTTGCTATTTCGCTACTCATAATTTACTCCTAAAATCCACCGAAGTCATCTTCGTTATCATCTCCACCCTCATCACTTCCTTCTTTCTTGATTTGGGCATCAATTATTTTTATGTCTTCTTCTGTTTGTCTTAGTACATACTTTCTGATATATTCATCTGAATAGTATTTACCAACATAATCAGCTGCCTGACTGAGAGTATCTAATCTCTCTCTTAAAATTTCTGCATCTTTCAACTCTGTAAAGTGGTTGTCTGTTGCATAATCATACAGGAAAAAGTCCTTTATTTTATCAAACTCTTCACCTGTTACGACTTCCTTTAGTACTAATTGTGTCTTAAGGATGTCTGTAAAAACTCTTCCAAACTTCTTCTGAAGTCTATTAGTGAACTTATTAAATTTAAGTTCGTCTCTAGAAATCTCAGAAGCACGACCCATGTTAAACCCATTGTCTGCTTCCATTCTAGATGAAGGTACATTTAGAGACTGATATAACTTCTTCTTGAAGTATTCGATATCATCTATATCTGCTAGGTTTTGTCCGCCTGGCAATGTAGTAATCTCTGTTCCTCTACCACCTTCTCTTCTAGGTAACCAAAAATCTTCTAACATACTCATATGTTTTCTATCATCTTTGATTTCACCTGTATCTGCATTGTAAACCAACTTGTTCTTGTATCGGTTCATTACATCAGCAAGATACTGTTCTGCTTTTGCTTTTGGAAGGTTACCTACGTCGATGTAGAATATTCTTCTCTCGGGAGCTCTTGAAATCCTATAGATAACAAGTGCATCTTCCATCATTGATAACTGATTTGCAGTCTTCAATGCCTTGTGCAGATACCCGATGACTACGTTCTTAGTGTAGTCAAGTAATCCCGAAGTCGTATATGTTACTGCCTCGGGTGCAATTCGTACAGTGCTTCCTTCAGCTGCACTGGATTTATCAAACCCTTTATCATTGAAAACATAGAACTCTTCTATCTTTGAAATCCTTTCGATTTTAGTCTTAGGGTCTCTTTCCTTTTCAATGTTTCTGACCTTCTTAATCTTAATTGGGTCAATGTTTCTTAAGTCTACTATGCCTCTTTTAACATTTTTAGCGTCGACGACTTTATGGAAGTATACTCTTCCATCTACGTACCATTTTCTGAATAATTCATGAGAGTTCTGATTGAACTTCATCATTGATAGGATGTTGTAAAACTCGTCTTGTATCTTACCTTTGATACTATCAGAGAGCTTAACATCTCTGAGGTCGAGTGTGACTATCCTATCAGAACTATCCGATGTGATACACTCATTAACTATATCTTCAATTGCAGAATCACATTCTGGCACCAAAGATACCTCACGATATCTACGAATGAGTTCTGCCTCATTCTTGATACCACCTTCCATATCGACGTAAGCACCATATGCTCCGCCACCTATGAATCCACTTTGTTGTTGTATGACTGGTGTACCGTCATCATCAACTGGTGGAACAAAAGAAGGTGCCTTCGGCAACTCCTTTGCTCTTAAGTCATCCTTCTTACGGGATATTTCAAATCCTAAAATTTCCATACTAATATTTATACCACGCTAAGGTGGTCTGTTTCACTGTTCTTAAAGAACTCTTTCCCAGTGAGAGAAAGTTAAATCAACTGTAAATTCTTCTAATGCATCGACTGTTTCGTAGCTTAATGCTATTTCACCGATGTTTTTAGGGAACATGTTGAAGAACTCATATCTCGCTAGTACAGAGTCGTCTTTGTTTAACTGTTCTACAAATCCTCTTGATAATAAGTAATCAAGTGTAGTAGACCCTTCACCACTATCCATTGCTTGGATTTCCATCTGCCATGCTTCTAAAGCAGTTCTTGCTGAAAATTCCATATCATTGATGATAGTAACTGACCAGTCTGCAAAAGAACGTTCCCCTGCTAACTTTAAGTTTGCTCCTCTAAAAGGTATTACAACTTCACTTAACGTTGCAGCTGGGATGTTTGCACCTTTACACATGAACTCGATATTGTTTCCAGCTCTTGGTAAGAATACTCTAAAACGGTTTGCTCTTGGGCCACCACCGATTAGTTGTGCTTTAAATTGGTCTATTGTTGCCATGTTTTATACTCCTTAAACTGCACCATAAATTTCACTAAACTCAACACCCGACCTTGCAGCCACGAAGTTAAGAGTGATAAAGTTAATACTTCTAGAAGGTTTCACAAAGATAGAACATACAAATTCGTTTCTATCGATGACTGAATCAGTGTTGTTTGTTTCGTCACAAACTACTGAGAAATCTACTAGTCCTCTTCTGTTTTTTACGTCTCTTAGGAAAGGTTCTATTGCAGCTCTAAACTGAGCTCTTGTGAATGCATCGTTGAATTCAAAGAGTTGTGATTTAGCTGCAGTTGATATTGCCTTTTCTAGTACGATGAATAGTCTTCTTACGTTGATTCTGTCGAATGCAGAAGGACTTGTTAATGCAGTCTTATCACCGTAAAGAATTGTACCTTGGCCTGGGAATGTTACTACTGGATTAACTCTTGCACGGTATAAGTCATCTCTAGATGCTTGTGAAGGGTTAAATGCAAGTTTAGTAATTCCTAGGTATTGTCCTCTAGAGAATCCTGCTGGTGAGAACCATGCATCTCTAAGAAGGTCTGACCTTGCCATAACGCCTGCTGTATGTCCGTTAGCAGGTACGTAACAGTACTTATCGTTGTATCTGTCATATTGATATGTCCAACCGCTGTCAATTACGGCATATGAACTTGATGACATAGTGTTTGCAGTTGTGATAACGTTCGCTGCTTGTGATGACTCTGAAGTAACACCAACAACGTCTGCACGTCTTGGAGACATGATTGCGATACAATCTTTTCTACCTTCTGCAATTAAAACTGCTTGATTAGAAAGAGTAGTCCAGTCTGCAAGAATATCTTGGTCTGTACCACTTCCGTTATCAGTTCTTGAAGAACCTACGATTAAGAAAGATATATCAGATGTTTCACCATCTTTAAAATGCATATCCCATGTACCGTACTTCTGCGCTGCAGTTGGAGTTCTTCCATTTGCACCGTTTGCTAGGGATGTAACTTCTGCCAATGTTGGTCTTAAGAATGCTTTACCCGAAGTAGCTGATACTGCGTGTGTTCTGTGTTCATTTGCAGTGTTAACCATTGCAGTTGAATGTTGTCCCCAATATACCCACTCTGAACTGTTTCCTATTACATTTCTGTAGTAGTTAGACTCACCACTTGAATCTTTTGCGTCTGACGCAAGAGAAACAAATCCATAAGTCTCTAACATTGAGTGTGGAACTCCTGTGATTGCACCGTCTTCGTCTACTACGACTACGTGAATTTCGTCTGTTGTTCCATTAGCTGTTGTTGCTGATGCAGACTTGCCTGGAGCTTTATCGAATGATGCATAGAATTCCCAGTATCTATTAACTGCAGTTCCGTTTGCAACGGTTGCTACTAGACCTGTTCCTGTTGGTTGTCCTAATGCTTCGATTGTGATATCGTTTGTGTTGATTGCTAGAACTCTGTATTGTTGAGTTGTTGAACCAAATGTGATGATGTCTCTGACTTGTACTAATGCACCGCCACCACTCGCAAGTGTTATAACGGTTTGACCAGCTGCCTCTTCGGCACCTGTTGTTGTCGCTGCATCATTGTAATATGCATCTGAGGATGCACATACAGAAACTTTCAATGAATTACCTAAGACGCCAGGGCATCTTGCAATCCATTTACCTACTGTTCCACCGAGAGCTCCACTCTCGTATGATTGAACATATTCTTCATGATTTTTTAGAAGTGAAGAAGAAGAACCACCACCGTTTGCACTAAACAAACCTGTAGTGTTAATTCTAACCACTCTAAGAGATGAACCATATCTTAAAAATGCTTCTGCTGAATAAAAGTCTTCTGCTCCAGCATTAGTATTAGCTGGTTCATAAAACTCATCGACTAAACCCTTTGTATCTGAAACTGTCTTAACTTCATCAACAGGGCCCCATTGGAATGAACCAGCGAAAGCACCAGTTGTGCTTGATACTGCTGGTACAACATTTGTAAGGTCTACCTCTTTGACCTGTACGCCTGGTGATACTTGAAATGCCATACTTTTTCTCCTGTTAATGTAAAAAGTTGTTTACTGTTTTATTTATAACTTTTAATTTCCTAACTTAATAGCTTTATTACTATTCCATGTTTTTGTGATACCATCTGTCACCTTGATTATCAACAAATGATGTTTCCTGTTGTGAAACATCTCCAAAGACTCCTGCTGGTAGCAAGTCGTCTTGAATTATCTTCTGTTGTTCAGCATACAACAAGTCTTTGACCTGTGTATCTGTCAAGTGATAAAAGTATTCTGTAGTGATAAACCAACTAAACATGACAACATTCATTACCATGTCGTCATGATATCCTCTATCAGCCTCGAAACTAGTACCTTTATTTATGAAGGTCATGAGCTCCGTGATTGTAGGTCTATCTACTAACTCTAATCTGTGTTCTTCCAACAATTCTTTCATTGTAGAACATCCGATACGTTTAATCTTTCTCGACATTGTAACTCCAATGTCTTCTGCTTTTGCAAACCCTTGAGTAAAGACGTTTTCGTACTCTATATCATAGTGCAATTGATTGGCCACCATAGCACCTTCGTTATTATTCTCAATTATTACAATTGGTTTATTGTAAGGTGTTACAAACTTATTTATAATATCGGGGAAGAGAAGGGGACTTATCATGTTATCTCTGTACACAGCCACTTGTTTAAAGGGTTGAACCGACACATCGAAGATACTAAACGTCGACCAGTCCATTCCTCTACCCTTTGCAACATCAACTGTACATATGTATTCGTGACCTTCTACTGGTCTATCATACATAAC